ATTATAGAAAATAAAATAGTAAAAAACGATTCTAATTAATTATTGAACTGTCACGCTCTTGACCGCTCTTATTCTGTTTATCTTTTTCATCGCAAGTAAACAGATCCTTGTAGACCTGCTTAAAGAAGTTTTCAACATTAACCTTTATATTTTCATATATTTTGGCAGGATCAAATATTTCGCCCAACCTATCAACAATTTTTTCAAATTCATCCTTAATTGCTTGGCCTATCTCGCTTGGTTTAAATTCCATTTTGATTAACTCTTCAACTATAGGCCAATCAATAAACGGTAGCTGAAAATTACATACTATGTCATTTATTTCTTTTGCAATGTTATATGCTTGACTAATCGATTTAGGAGGACCGCTAGTCCCTATTTCTGATGCTATATTGATAAAATCTGCAAACGAACCAAGAGAGACACTAGGTATAATTCCCTGAATGTTAATATCGATATAGTTAAAGGGATTTAATGAGTCGAAAATATCACCTGTAGTAGGTAACACACCACCGCTAATAGCGTTAAGCTCACCTGCTATTTGATCATAAATAGCAGAATTAGTACCAATAGTTCCCATTAGATCAGTTGGAAGACGTTGTGATACAAGACTAATAAACGTTTGATAGCCTTGGGAAAGATTACTACTTGTAAGGCTCTTTTGATTTAAAATGCTTTTTAATTGATTGTATAGTTGACCCGTTGCACCAGACTGATTGGGTGATATTCCTAATTGTTCAAGAATCAAATCAGCATTATTACCACTAAAAATATTTTTAAGATCTGCGCGTGCAAGTAGGCGAGCATAATCTTCTAATGTTTGACCACTTTCACCACTGTCTTGTGTGCCCTGTATTAAGCTAGCTGCTATACCTGAAGCTAATGTGTTAATTCGTGTATAAGGATTAAAGTTATCAGATACTATTTTCTTTAGTAAGTAGTCAACCTCTATATAATTTGATGTACCGTCTATATCTTCTGTACGTATTAAAAATGAGAACGGAAACATACGCTGACGGTTACTGTAGGGTCTGCTGCTTGCACTTGATGCGTTAGAAACAGCTGCGTTTTGTTGTGCAGAAGTTACCTCTGTTCCATTTACTGATGGTTGAGGTACTTTATCTGAAAGTACTATTTTTTCTTCTTCTATAGTAGTAGGTGGTAAAGCGTCTGCAGTTGCTTCAGTTAGTCTGTTTTGAGGTTCAGTGTAAGTGCTAAATTCCGTTTCTTCTGCTGATAAATCAAATGCCATTGGATCTACTAGGGGATCTAATGGTGCCTCCTTACCTGTTGTAGGGTCAATAAAATTATCTGTTTCACGTAACTGTAAAGGTGTTGTTCTAAATTGTATAGTACTGTTGCTTGAGGCTCCACCTATAGGCGGTAGTGGTACATCTGCATCCTGTACAACAGGTGTCGATGCAATATATGTGGGTTGTCTACCGTAGTAATAGCTTATTAAACTTGTATTAGTGACTGCCCCGTTTGCATCACGCCACCCTGGATTAGCTAGAGCTTCTCTTGAGCCTGCTGCATATATTATAGTGTTTGCCGGCGCGTTGGTTAATCTCTGTGACCAACCAGGGGCCGCCTGCATAATTGGTAGAGGGGCAGCACCAGTATAATTAAATGTTGAGAGATATTGGTCATAATACTCAAGTTGCTGTGCAGGTGAGGAATTTCGTATTGTTGAAAGCGATAGACCTTTTGACGCTGCCCACTGACCACCGACTTGAAATAGGCCCACATAGCTACCTGTTTGAGTGGTGGGGTTAAAGCCTGATTCACCTTGCATTATTGCATATAGTTTTTCTTTAGTAAACCCGGGATACTTTGCTTCCATTTCTCTTATTTTAGCTTGAAAAGCGGCGTCATTATCCAATATTGATGCCCGTTCTTCGAGTGTTTTAGAGTTACGAAGCGTTTTGGTAACTTCTTCATTTTCTGAGGTGACTTGAGGGAGTTCTCCTATAAAAGGACCATACGCTTCATTGCTAAATGGTTCCTCTCTGCCCCCAGTACCATAAACATTTGACCATCCATTACTGTTAAATGCTATATTTTTTGATATAAAGTTTTGACCTATAAAATCACCATTAGCATCAGCAGTATTGGCGTATAAATTTCGCGCAATAGTAGCATCAGCAATAGCAAAATTATTAATTTCACTAATTTGTCGATCAATTGAAGATTGATCAAGACTATTGACAGCGATATCAGTAGTACCTGGAGTTACTACAAAGTCCTTGTCATAGCCGTCAATAGGGGCATATATATCTCTTAAATTAACCGCACATCTATTACCAATATTGCTTATATACTGAATAAAGTTCCATAACCTTCCGCCAAAACTTGTAAATTTTGTTTTTACTAAATTCATACGACCTTCTGCGTCCTGTGCAAAATCAACAAAAAATGCAATATCATTTACAAGGTTACATGCATGTGGTACTCTTGAGCTTACTTTAAAATTTTGCTTATATGCGGCATTGTAGTATGCTAAATTCATTAAATTGCGTCTCATCGATGCGGTTGTTAATTTGCTTAAATTATACATTAAATTACGAGCTGTTGGCCCTATTTTGTTTTCCATATTTGCTGTGAATGGAATGGGTACCCCATAATTTTGCTGTGTAATATCGAAGATTGGTTGTGTGGAATCGAGTTGATGGTACTTGGAATTACCTAATAAACCTATACTGTCACTAAAGCTACCAAAAAAAGATTTGGTATCAGCTGCATATTTTTCTAAAATAAATTTCAAGTGAATCTGACTATAATTTGCAGAGGACCATGATTGACGATAAAACGAAGAGGTTGCGTTTCTAAATTTTGATAATTCAGGTAAAGCGAAATATTTTTTAACCCAAAATAAAATAGAATCGTTTGAAAATTGACCGCCATTATAAAACAGTGCGGCCGTACCACCAAAGTATTTTGATTCTATGGTTTGAAAAAAATTCACATATTCTGTAAGCGGAGCTCCGCTTTTAAAGCTGTTTCTATATGTTATAGCTGCTTCTACTTCTTTTGTAGATATTACATCTTCCGGTGAGCCGCCTGCAGGTACAACAGTGAAATAGGTAGTTGAGTCGGTCAATCTACTTAACTTGCTTGTTATATTAATATCAGCTAAATCTGGTATAGATGTTACAGAGTTATTATTAGGTGATCTTGCAAAAGCTCCTCCTGATGACGCTGATGATCTTCTAATTGAGTCATCTATCCATGATGTTGCTTGTGAGGTTGTTAGGGTATTATTTGTGCCTGTAAAAAGATTAAGAGATTCGTTACCTGCATCAATACCGCCCACAGACGGCTGGGTAGTACCGGTATTAAGAGTAAGAGCTGTATCACCGCCCTCTAGACTAATACTAGAAGCAGAAGCTGTACCTTCAGATGAATTTAATGTAAAAGACTGTGACATTATATTGTTATTTGGTTATTTATGTTTTGATTGTTCGGCCCTACCTGACCCTTATAAATCTGTAAATCTGTGTATGTCTTAATGCATGTTACTTCATTATAGTAATTGTTGCCTTCAAATATATGTTTCACTTCTGTTACAAAATATATTCCTAAAAATTTTTGATCATATTCATTAGCTGGTGAAGAACCATCACGATCCAATCCAACAAATTTACCCGCTTGTCTAAACGTTGATCCCGGTGCTTTGAATTTCACTTGGTTGTTACCAAAGATAGCTGTATAAAGCGCTTTATTCCTACCGGTAACAAGTCTTTGTAGGGGATCTGCCTCAACGGTTGAAAAGTGGTTTTGTACGTTTTTGTGTTTAAGTCTATTAATTCCAGGTACAATACTTGACCATCTATTTGGCTTAATACTGTCAACGTAATTTTTTTGGTATGTACTCATTATTTCTTCTATACTGTTACGCTCACCTTCTACTCTGAACTCTTTTTCATCAGTATCATAGCTATGAATTATTTGTGAAGTAAGTTCTCTTTGTGTTATTAGTCCTATAGAAGGTTCAAGAGCAAAATTAACTGACGCACCTGTTTGCAATAGTCTAAAAGCGCCCTTCTTGGGTGTAAAATTCGAAACAGTTGCATAAACAGCATTATCCTCATCACCTTGACCATAACCGCCAAGCATCACGGTTTCAATATAAAGAGGGCCACCCCTGTCATCTGATGCATAGGCGTTTTTAAAATACGTACTTAGTGGGCGAAAAGTAAAACATCTATAGGCTCTATCCAGCCGTAAAAACGACTGATCGTAGAGTGTTTCAGGGTTACTCACATGCCGTGAAAGTATATAAACCATACCATCAAGTGCTTTGTATCTTACCGGGCTTGAGAAAAAAACAGACGATGAACCTAAATCCCAATTGATATCATTCTCGTAAATAATTGCACTGGATGTAACTTCACCGTTTTCATTGAAATTTTGTGTAGGAAAAAGAGCAGGGTATTTATCTTCTTCAGGCAGCGCTGCTGCAATTAGCTTTTTTAAAGCTTCACCTGTTGGTATACTGCGATCATTGTCTGAAAAGTTAGCAACATTTTTAACCTTTAAATTTTTTAAATATTCAATGTTATCGCGAAAAAAAGGATCTTCTTCAATAACAGTGTTTGTATCATCTCCACCTGTAATTCTGTTTTCTACAACCTCAGCTGAGCTCCAAAATATATTTTTTTCGCGCAAATATTCATAATATTTGTCCCAAAAATACAGTTTTTTAAACTTAACATCAGGTGTATCGGTAGATATTTCTTCAACGTTATAAATTGCAGCTTGAAAGTTTATTTCAGAGTGTCGTCTAATATCTACTTTATCGAGCTCATTATTCTCACCAACAGGAAATATATCGATACTCAGCCAATCACGTGCATCACCCATAAAAATAAAACTAGGCACTTTATCATTTGTTTGAACATTTTCAACTACCGATCTCTCAATAGCATCGTATCTATTATCAATAATAATATAACCCTTATGATAAAAGTCGTAAAAATCATCTTCAATCACCAAAGACTTTATGCCTGTAGGTGCTAGTCTTTGTGCCTTACCATCAGCATTATACAATGTAACACGAAACTGATAGTAATCGTTATTAATTCTATGTCTATAGAGTTCGCTCATTTTAACGTGTTAAAGTTCTATTTATCTCATCAATGATATCTGGTAAATATTGTGGGCGTATTATTTTTAAAACAGTACCACCCGCCGGCGAGATAACAGGATTGTAAATATTATTAACTAGTGCAATAAGCCACCATAGTAGGGTTGTACCATAGGCATTATAGCTAATAATCGACCAAGGTAGTTGGTCTTTTACAGTCATATAAAAAACTTTATTATTATCGATTTCACCGTCAACATAGATTGATTGAAGAAGATTATAATAGTACTGGTTGTTCTGCGTATTATATAAACGAAATATATTTTCGTAATTATATTTCGATAAATCAGGTAATTTGTCTATTTGTCCTTGAAATTGTCCTAATACCATACAAGTATTTATATGGTGTTTTGTATTTTAAAACATAATTATGCTGGTGTCGCGTTTCGAACACCGACACGTGTTCTATCACCTTTATCTATCATATGGTACATAAAGTTTTTAGTATTGCCTAACATGCTCTTTAGTGTTATAGTTACATAGTAAGCATCAGGTATTATAGTGTTAATGGTTTTAAAAGACCCTATACTGCTAATGTTAACCGCCGACCCCGAGCTGTTTGTACCTATCTGTTGCTCTGAATACGGAATATTTATAGGTAGTTCCCTTCTCGATCCTTGAAATTTTATATCTATTGACGCAATATAACAAAAAGGCAGAAAGCGTACACCTGGAACTTCAACCTCATAGATAACTGGTTGCTCTATTTGCGTAGGCGATTTGCGCCCAGGTTTATTATTATAAAGAAGTAAGAATAATAGCTGCCAGTTATTGACAACATCATCGTAGGTTACGCTCCCTGTATTGATGAGTGGAAATGAAAATGAGACTTCATCACCGTCAGTGGGAAAGTTAAAAAACTTTGCTCGTTCTATGTATGTAATATTAGTTGGGTTGTTTATCGCACCAGCAATTTCAGCAACCTCCATTGCTACGCCACCAGCAGCTTGATATATACCAGCTAAAGCATTGGTAACACCTTCAGAGGAAAATTGATTTCCCTGTGTTTCAAATTTATCATCAAAATAAGGAAATAAAAACTCCCATGAAGTAGGTTCTGTTATGTAAAGTCCCTTATAAGGCTGCAGCCATGGGCTGGTTCTTAACGTAGAATTATTATCCTCTTCAATAAGCCTACTTATTTCATCGCTAATTGTTTGAGCTGTTCTGGTAACAGTACCTCCAACATTACTTGCTACATCAAGAAATAAATCGGGTAGCCCAAGATCGCTTCCGAAGCTTGTTAATGTTCCTACGGCTTGCGACGCTTCAAGTGCAGCAAAACCAAGTGAGTATTTTAATTGACTAACAAGAGCGTTTACTTTTAAACGTTTTTCTTTTAAATAAATAGCGGGTATTTCTTCTCTTGATTCGGGTTTTGAATATGTCCAATAAAAGTCTTTAACTACATCAAGATATGATGTAGTGTTTAATGCTCCTGCTATACCTCTACTTGTAGATGTGGATGAATTGCTATTACTGTCCAGTCTTGTAAGCTGTGGCAATACAACCTCTTGTGAGGTACCTGGTTGCGCTGGTTGTGAATTAACAATACCCCAAATCATATTAATATTTAATTATAAAGCTGAAAACTCTGAACCGTTAAACGCCTTTCGACCATTTTTATATGAAGAACTACCTCCGCCAAAAGTAATATTTGTACCACCCTGGTAAATACTTGTTTGAGCTACAGGTGATCTTTCCATGTTTGCATTACTTTTATCAATTGATGCAAGGTGCTCGTTGTTATATCCTAATTTAATAGCTATATCTTCTAGTAAATTTAACTTATCTAGTTTTTGTAGTAAGGGCTTATTATGTTTTTCTATTGCCGCGGCAATATCCATTGTATCTTTTGTTGTTGCTTCTCTAATAGGTGCAATATTCGAATCAGAGGGTTCAAGTGAAGAGTCAAAAATAGGTCTAGCCTGCGCAGTTGGTTTAGCTTTATACTTTTCTTCTCTTTCCTTCAGCTCGTTTAACTTTTCCTCTGCTTCATCAATAGGTTGTTGTGTTTGTCTTATAATTTCATCTCTTTTTTCTATAAAACGCTGAGATCTTTCGTCCCACTTACCCCATATACTTGTATTAATATCATCTATATTATATGCTAGCTGTTCTATTACACCTACACCTGCGCCAACCGTACCCATAATAACACTATCGTACTCATTATATGCTTCACTTGCGCGTTTCCACATTCTATTCCAGTATGCTCCCGGTTCCCACGAAGGTCTATATTCTTCCTGTAATTCAGCTAACTGCTGTTCTTGTTTAGCAGCCGCTTCTTGTTTACCCATCATGGCTTTTTCACGATCTTTTTGTATTTGTAGTTGCTCACGCTCTGCACTACCCTCAGGTAGCGTTTCAATCTGCGTTTGAAGTTGTTTTTGCTCTTCTTTAAACGTTTCTTCTCTTGAAAACCGGCCTTTTGTTGAAATTCCTTGTGTACCTATTTTCCAAAGAATGTCCATAAGGTTATCACCCTCTTTTATATTAAGTTGTCTAAAGCTATCCGCTACATTTAATGCGGTTCTAAGAAAAGATCCTGAACCAGGTGAAAATTGCTCAATGGTTCTTAGGGCCATCGCCTGTTTTCCATAGTCTCCACTAAAAACATCACCTATTGCTGTTAAAAACACACCTACTTGATCAAATATTATTGCTATTTTTTGAAAAAAGCCTGAAATGCCATCGTAAATTTTGCTAAATGTTTCTTTTGCAACATCAACAAGTGTAATTTTACCCAAAGCACTAGGTTTGTTTTGTTGGGCTGACATCGCTATTGAAGATTCAAACACCGCATCAGTCATTCCTTTGAGAAAATCTACTACAGGTGTTAAAATAGGAAAGTAATCTGCTAGGGTTGATAGTCCATTGTTTATACCACTCCATGTTCCTTCCATCATTGGTGCAAATGCTGCTTGTATTTTACTGAAAAAACCTGTAATACCTGAAAAGGCATCACTTATTTTATTCGCTATGTTGTCATAAACACGCTGAATACTAAAATTTTTAATAAATTTATTACTACCGCCCGGTGCAAGGAAGGCCTTTTTAGATGTTCCAAGAATATCCATAATAAACTCTGCACCTGGTATAGCAAACGCTAGATGTTTAAGTCCTTGTTTCCAATCGCCTTTAGTAAACGCGTTAAACGCGTCGTAAATATCAAAAAATCTACCTATAAAAGGCAATCCTCTTAGCCATTCTGTCACAGTTTTGTCTTGAGGTTTTACTTTGCTCAATAAATTAGATAATACCTGCTTAATACCTCCCTGTTTTAAGTTATCTAAAAGCTTTTTAGCAAAGGGAAACTTCTGTGTAGCAAATGCCAATGCGGCAACACCGCCAAAAATTAACAGTAACGGTGAAAGAAACTTTAATAAACCACCATCTTTTTTCTCTTTTTTAACGTCTTGAAATTCCTTTACTAATAACCCCATTTTTGAATTAAGAGAAACTAGTTCTTTTTTAGTAAGTTTAAGTTGTTTTGATTCTTCAGTTTCTTTCTGTATCTCTACTCTTTGTTCTTTTTTCTTAGGAGCCTCTGTTAGTGTCGATTCTTGCCCTTCTCTTGTTAAAAATGCTGATGCAATAGATTTAAAACTATTCGATATAGTCTTGTCAAGCTTCTGGGTAGCAAGGGTTTGTTGTGATTGCTGTTCTACTAAAGTCTGTGCAGCTGATTTTAAATCTGCACTATCGGCTTTTTGTTGACTGCGCGATTGCTCTGTTTTCTTTGTTAGCGAAATAACCGCGTCTCTCATCGAATTCATAGAATCGGTAATACGAGCAAATTTCTCACTTACGAGTTGCTCTATTTTTTCTAATGTATTCTGTTGAGCTTGTTGTGCTTTAGTGAGATCACCAAAAACACTATAAATCTGATCTGCTGTCAATTCACCCATTACATATATTTATGGGTCTACTAATTAAACAGTAAAGAAGTTTCCGTCTATATCAATACTTGTACCATCAAGTTGTGTAAACTGTGTCTCAAATTCTCTGTATTTCTTCACATAATCAAAAATCTTACTAGTAATAGTGGAAGGAAATTTTTCAATTATTGTCATTCTTTCAGACGGCTTGATGTTATCAAATACTATCTCATTTATAGCATCATCTGTTTTAACTGATACACTCTCTATAAACTTTGCAAATTCATATACTACCAGATCACTTATTACTGTTTTAATATCTACATCCTGTGTTGTCTTTATTTTATTGAGAGCAAAACTATTCACCTCTTTGTCTGCCAGTAGTTTGGGTATGGTGAGTTTGATAGTGACGCTGTTGTCGGTTAGTGTTTCATTAAACTTTTGCAAATCAAAAGGAAGATTCGGCAGTTCTTCTAATTTATCAAGTAAGTTAATAACCTTATTATCAATAGATAGATTTTGATCTAAACCTTTAGCGCGTAGACCGAGAGCAATTACTGATCGATCGAACGTATAAAGTGCGTTTACGTTTATTTTATCGATAGCATTATCAGCAATAATATTTGTAAGGAGATTGTTAAAAGCTAATTTGACGAGACTTTCATCTATTGTTGTTCTAAGTAATTCTTTTTGCTGCTTTAAATTAAGTGGCTTAAATTCAACAGTTCGTTGTAGTGATGGTACAAAAATATGTAGGCTGTTTTCTAAATTTAACGCATCAAGTTGCTTTAAAACTTCATTAATATTACTACCCATACTATTATATATAATCTTTATTATTAATATCAACGAGAAGCTGCTAGAGGGTTAGTAAATTGCTTTTGTTCTGCTTTTTCCTGTCTCGCCTTTTCTTCGTTATAAAACCCTATATAAGTCATTAATTCTGCATATGTTGAATTCATTACCACTTCATGTGAAAGCTTAAGCTTTGAGAGTAAAAAATATTCTAATTCATACATTGATATTAAATCACGCTTATAACAAAGCTTTAAAAATTCTAATGATGAATTACTAAAAATACTTGGTGTAATAACTATACCTGCTTGTTCCTGTGGTGTTTTAACACTTAACAGTGTAAGTTTAGAGATTTCTTCCTCTACTTGTTTAACATGCTCTTTTGCGTCCTTTAATATAAATGCAGGCAATTTATCAAAAATATCTTTTTTAAACTCTGTAACATTATCGTATGTTTTATTTTTGTTTTTAAATTTTATTTCTTTAAGAGTTGAGTATATTAAATCTTCTTCACTGGTGTAAAATAGTTCACTAGGTATTCCGTAGGTAACTTCAAAGTTTTCATAGGTAATAGTATTATTATTAAACGTTTTAAACAGCGAAGAGTCATTTATTCTTTTAACTATTTCTGATATTTCAAATGTTAAGTTGTAGCCCTGTTTGTTACCTGGCTGGGTGAAGGTAAGCTCTAGAGTTGGAAATATACAAACTGATCTAATTGTTAGAAGTAAGACAATCTTATCTAAAAATGTAAGATTGTATTGTTTATCACAGCAGAGATTATTAATAACATCATTAAAAGCACTAACAATGTATGTGTTATTATCGTTTAATATTAATTTAAGTAATTGCTTGTATTCAGCAAAAGTTAATTCATAAAGCTTTGTTTCCTGTTGTGTGCTTGGTGTAATAGCAGTGTATGTAAAGCGTACCATCAATATAATTAGTTCAACAAAATCTCGTTATCCACCGAAGGGATTAAACGGACCCGTTGTTAATCCCGAATCGGTTATTATAGTGTTCAATCCACCCTGAGCAACAGTATCAATTATAGATCCTACCGGTAAATACAGGCTATCAGCAATAGTGTAGTTTGTATAGGTCCATCTTGTTGTTAAAATTTGTAGTTTTTCTTCAGAATACTCTAAGGATTGTTCGCTAATATTGTAGGGTGCACAATTATAAAAATACCAAGCTTTTCTCGGTATCATTGATATGTTTTGTATAGAGCGAGTAAATTGCATTATAACCATATTTGTTTTCATGTTTTTATCGTCATATTGATTGCCTAATACACTATACTGATCACCAGGTCTAACCGTTAGCCCGTAGTGGGATGTTAGAATTGACCACGGTCTAATTACAGAATCAACAAAAGAAGTATTGGTTTCGCGAAACTCTAAAACCAAAGTTGGTGGGTCGGTATTGCGCCCACCTGCTATTATACCTGGTAAAAATCCTCTATTATTTGGCACAGAAACAGACCCTACATCATACTGTTCAGAGGGAATAGTAACACCGTGGGTAAACAAACAACCTATTACACGTTGATATGGAAAAGATTTAAGCAAATTGACCGCGGTTGTAATATCAAAACCTTGTCTGCTTGCGTCTACACGTTCTAGACCTTGAATAAAAGAAGAGTTTAATGCAGTAGGAAATCTTTCAATAACAACAATCCATTGCGTAGTCATAGGGATGGTTGTTAACCATGACGTCATTTGCGCTAAAAAATAGTCGCGTGCACTTATTAAAGGTTTACCGGGTATATTAAACCCGACTAAATCAGCAACCGAAGGTGCAAAGGGTGGGTTAGTACCTGTAAATACCCCGCCTACATTACTTAAAAATGAACTAAAAGGATCATTCACCTAAATATTTAATTAAGTGAACTAGATTTATTAAACAGATCTTGTAAAGTAATGATATGAAATAGTTGCTGCAAATTCTATAGTGGTACCTGTTCCTTCAGCAATATTATAGTTTAGTGCACCAACGGATCTAGGTGATACACCGATCAAGCTATACTGTGCGACTTTATTCATTTGATTATCAAGCTGAACAAGATCAATCACTGACGTAGGACCGGGTGTAAAATAAAAACCTGTACTGTTTGCATCATCAAACACATAACGTGACCAATCTTCAAATTTCTGACGAATTGTTGAGTTGGCGTCAGCATAGAATGTAAGTGTATATGCGTCACTTCCTGGATATACGGCATTTCCTGGCAAGTTAAAATTAAGACCCATGTAAGGTACAGGTACATTCGTTATTGCACGCTCAGGTAATGTAGCTGATTTAACGTAAACTAGGTCCTGCTCTTCATCGAACCTTAACGGTTGACCAGCGGAGTTAGTTACCCCTGGTGTGGATATTGATAAAACACGGAAGTTAAAATCACGAGCAAACTCACGTTCGCGAGCTACTCTGTAGAAGTTTTGTATTAGTTGATTGACGTCTGCCATAAAATTATTTAGTCGTTATGATACTATCTCCTGGAAGTTAGTACCAGTTCTTGTTGCATAAAAGTTAACCAAAATAAACTCAGCTGATCTAACCGGCTTTAAGTAGATATCTACAACAAGCGAGTTATCATCAATTACTTCTGGTGTGTTATTTCTTTCATCGCAAATAATTAGATAGTCGTAAACACCCTGTGTATTTTTAGCTAAATCAAATATAGGTGATAGAACGTTCTTAACCTGTGTTCTTGTAAATAGTGAGTTAGGTTCAAATACAAAGAAACGAACTGTATCACGTGTCTTTACTTCAAGGTCAAGGAATAATCTTCGTACATTGATACGATCAAAAGCACTTGGTGTCTTTTGTGATGTCTTTTGACCAAAGATTACAAACCCTTCATTAGGGAAGTAAACTACTGGGTTAAGAGAGATCTTATAGATTGCATCACGTTGAGTTTGTTTTGGATATAATCCCAAGTCAGTAATGCCTGTTATTATGCCTCGTGTAAAGCCTGCTGGTGCAAACCATGGTTGTGTATCGCTATCTGTCTTAGCCATTGTCGAGGCTGCAAAGCCAGAGAACGGTACCCACACAAGTCTATTAGCGCCGGCATCAGCTACTCTTGCAACGTTTGCATACATTGCAACATAGCTAGTGTTTATAGTGCTAAACTGGTTGCGTAGAGGCCAGTAAATATTAGAAGAGAAGTTTTTGTTAGGATCATCTAATGTTTTTATATTTTGTCCTTGTACAAAAATGTTTGTAATAGGATCAGCAATAAACATATGATCTTTTCTCTTATCCTTTGCAAAAACAACAAACGGATTAACAGCCGCAAGATAGTTTTGCACCATTTGTGGAATCGTTGTAGGGTTTTGTACAGAAAGAGCGTTAACCGCTGTGCTGTATGCCACGGAATCATCAAAGTAGCCTGTTGTGGCTGGGTTCAGAGAATTTGCATAAATAGTACCTAAGCCCGCCTCTACAGTAAGTGATATTGGATATACTTCGCTGTTTTCAACCTTATCTAACATTAATTGGACTTTATCAGGTACATTACCGATAATTTGTGTTGATAGTTTTTGACTCGAAAAATCACCAAGCGCAAAAAGTGAGTCTGTAGATCCGATAAGAGATACGAGATTCGCATAAACACCTGACGGACAACCCATACGTGTTTCATATGTTACTGTTGTATCAGTATCAAATGGTGTAATACGCGGTGTACTTAAAAATCTTACTTTCTTAAGAGGAACACCATCAAGACCTTGCCACTTTTCACCGGTATCCTTTGTAGAAATAAATGGATTTACAAGGGTTATAATATTACGCGATGTGTCGTCAAGATTTTCAATAAAAAAGCTCTCAGGATCACCAGCGTTCACAGATTGCTGTTCACGAGATGAGTCTAGCGACCCTGCGTATGCCTCTTCAAGAATATAATCAAGAGCAATGGTATTGGGTGAAAATACCGATTGACGAAGCTTGAATACGCCTAATGAAATGGTATCATCAAATGAATTTTCAGATAACTCATAAGTTGTAAGATTTTCCATTATCTCTGATACACTGCCTTCTAATCCACCAGAATTAGCAGAGAGCGGGAAGTTTATTCTAACTTCTGGTAGTTCGACATAATCTGCTTTAATGTAAGAAGCAGAATTACCAATAGATAAAATAGAATTAATATTATCGAAAGGTGTTGCGATATTTAAATTAGTATTGTCAATAATACCAACATAATAGCCTTCGTACTTTGTGTTAATGGTTGATTGAGCCTTGTTTAACACAATTATACCTGCATTGCCGAGCGATGCTAATGTAGCAAAATTACCGTTAGTAGTACCTGTAGATGACCATGCAAAAGCGTCGCCGCGTAAAATACCTAGATACTCATTTTCTGTTAACTTTACGTGTGTTGGTTTACCAAAATAATATGTACCGCTAACACCAATATTGAGATTTGTACTTGAAGCGCCGTTAACATATGAAACGGCTGGGTATACTAATGCACTATAGTTGTTTGAACTATCTAAACCGCGACCCTCACCATAAGGCAGTCTATATACCATAACATTAGCAGGTGATTGAAACACAGCTTTAGCTGTGTGGTAAAAATATCTTTCAGCACCGTTTGTTGGTATACCAAAAATTTGTTCAAATTCTGAAAGTGACCCAACTAAAATTGGCTCACTTGTAGGGCCTTTTGCTGCGAAACCAGGAATAAATACTGTAGTAGGAGGTGCACCTACCGCTCTTAATGAAAGATCGACTTCATTTATTTGTACACCCGGACTTTGAATTGTTCTTGCCATATAAAGTATTTATATTTTTTGATGTGCACTTTTTGACGGTTTATAAACTTTCTATTCCGGGTGGTACAGGTTTAACTATTAATTGTGAGTAACTATATGTAAAAGAGGACTCAATTTCACCGCTATCTCTATAACTATATTCTATTCCACCCAAATTAATTGGAAAGGCATTTGTATATAAAAATTCAATTATTCTTTTATTATACTCATCAAGAGCAAATATTGAAATATCGCTACGATACTCCATATTAGGTAATGCTTTAAGTTTTGTTCTATCGCCCCCTGCTATAGAAGATGTGAGGTCTGTGTGGTCGTAAACACCTTCTTTATCATCGTTTAAAAGATTGAGCCATCTATAAATGACCCAGTAATTGTTAAATCTATTATCGACGGTAAAGCGCACAGTATTAGGTTCATATGGTTGGCGCGAGTGTGTTGATACGGCCATTGTTTGACCTGCGTATCTTACATTCACAGGTGGTATATCTAGTGAAGGTACAACAGAACCGTAGACAGAAAATTGTAACGTATCAGGTTGAATGGTCGACTCGGATCTCTCAAATTTTGAAGAAATTTGTTTAAGAGCTGAAGGTAAATTCAGAACAATAAGAAATTTATCCTTTCTGGATTTATTAAAAGGACTTTGAATGTAAGAAATTTCGTTTGCCATATTATAAGAATTTCCACCCTTGTTCTTCTAAATCATTTACATCAGAAAATGGATCACCATTATTATTGCCCTGTATTAATATAGGTAGCGGCATAGAGGCGTCACTATTGAATTGTTGATTAGAATAAATTGAAGTTGGATTTATAAAATATTTAATACCATAATCGAGAGATTTTAGTTTTAATGGCTTTCTATTGTCATCATATTGCTCTACTTCAAAATACTTTTCAACTAACTCATCTTCTAAAATTACTAAAGCCCAAATTAAACTCATTACTCTATCATCCCATTGATCAGCCCCGGGTTTAGCGGCCCATGTACCATTGGGATATCTTACAAAGTTTTTAAGCTCATTGAGAGTTTTTAAATCCCTTATTTTAACACTTTTTAATTCATTTACCCAATATCGCATATTGGTAACACCTTTGTACTTGGTATTAGTATGTGCAACAATACCCACTTTATTAAAATTTAATTTACCAGCCTTTGCGCCGTAGGAAACAAGATTTTCATAGCCATGATTAAATTTTAACTGATCAACTACTTGTGCACCACAGTTATTTCGCTCTACCAAGGCTAGTGGTGACCCCCAGTGCTGTAGTATTTCTAATAATTTTGTAGTAAAATTTATGGGGCTAATATTACGGTTATGATATGTAGCAACCTGCTTAATATTTCTCAAATCAGTAATATCAAGTATTTGAATAACACTTGCAGCCTCACCTACACCTTCACTAATATCTACACCTGCAACATATATGTGATCTTCGTTTGGTTCTTCCCACAGTAAATAATGACCATCGTCGAACATAAATGTTGGCTGGGTACATTCGGATTTTAACTCTTCAAATAGTTTTTCGTTTACCGCACTTTCACCTGTCTGTAAAAATACATTTCCAAATTCTTGATCGAAATACTCTTGGCTACCTAATTCTCTAATCGTATTTTTTTTCCATTGTTCATCTCTACCTGGTACTTCCCACCAATCTACCCGCTCTGCATACCACCCATTATGTTTTTCGGGATCAACTTCAGTTGCTCCTGAATATAGAGTGTGAAACAAGTTGCCTGTGCCTTTAGGTGTACTTGCTATAAAAATTTTTGATTTCTTCGAAGATGAAATAATGGGATAGACAGATTTCCAAAAATCCTGAACTAAGTGCTCATCAATAAAGGCCAACTCATCAAGAATAAGACAGTTACAACTATCGCCTCGACCAGCATCACTACTAGTAGTAGAAATACCAATACTAGAACCGTTACCTAACGTCATGGAGGTTTTTCCATACTCTATGGTGCCTGGCTTAAGGTAGTTTGGAAGTTTTTCATAAGCCATTCTTATACGTTTAAATATGTTAATGGCGGTTTGTTCCTTGTTAGCAACAACAAGTATTCTCTGATCCTCAGTAAAACATGCTATCCATAGTGCGTAAATTGTCATTAACGTCGTTTTACCAATTTGTCTGCTTGCTAAAAGTACAACAAATCTATTATCTCTTAAACTTCTTAATATCCTTTTTTGAAAAGGTCTTAATTTAATTTTAATTTTACCCTCGTCAAGATTTGTTATATAAAAAAAGTTTTCTGCAAAGTATAAAATATTTTTCTTGCATTTTTCTATATCTGCAACCCATTGTGGGTTACTGCTATAATCAAAGGTTGCTTCGGGTGTAGGAAGAGAGGTATTACCTAAATAGAATTCCTTTTTTTGAGTTTTACTCGGCATTTTATATAAATACTTATGCATGAACTTAACGCGTACAATGGAAGATATGGGTAATCTGTATGAAGAAAAAGTGTTTGTACCTAAAGACACTTTCAAAGTACAGGTAGAAAAAAAACCAAAAAAAGCAGAAGCAGATAAAAAGGCCTTTATTTCAAGTCCTTCAGGCCCTGCAGAGGCTGATGGCTTTAATAAAGAAATAATTGATCCAAAAACAGCTAAAAATGATAACTTTTACGAGCCTAAGAAATTCTCACAAAATTGTGAAAAAACAGAAACAAAAACTATAAATAATTTTATGAACAAATCTATTTTTGATAAACTATATGAAGATGTAATGTCAGACCGCGTGGATGACATGGCCTCAGACGATCTCGATGCTCTTGGGTTGCCAGGTGATAAGCCAGCAGCTGAAGGTGAAGCAGGAGAAGTAACAATAACTTTAGATAAAGAATTAGCACAAAAACTTCACGATGTGTTAATGGCTGTTTTAGAAGATGGTGAAACAGAAGGTGAGATGGAAGGTGAACCTGAAGCAGAAGGCGAATCAGCAGAAAACGTTGGTGATGATGCTGATGAGCAAAACGAAACATTCGGTGAAGCAACAGACCTTGAACATCTACCAGATTCAAAAGGTGCTGCACTTCAGAGCAAAAACAACAAGGTTGGAGATGTAACATCAAGCCTAAAATCAAGTGGTGAAGGTGATGGTACAGTAACAGCTGAAGTTGACGGAAAAGGTAAAGACCTACCGCACAGCAAAGGTGCATCGCTTCAAAGCAAAAATAACAAAGTAGCCAGCAAGACTTCAAAAGTTGGCGCTTATCTCGCAGGACTCAAATAAAGCGAGATCAAAAATAGATTAGAGGGCCTTATTTCTAATAAGGCCCTTTTTTTTGCTTAAATAATATTGTGGATAACTTTAAGGATTATTTTAATTTAAAGAGTATTGAGCCGACAAAGAAACGTCACATGCATCCTGTTGGTAGAGACCCTATGTCGTATCCAAAGACGCCAGGAAAATTTGTTCCTGATATGTGGAAAACAGATAACGATGCTGTGCAAGAGTTTGAGTCTCTTAAAAGAGCACCTTCCGGTAAAAAGCTTATTAACTATAAAAAGGCGGCTAAATTACGCATAAAGTTTCCTTTAAAACATGATGGAAAATTAGGTAATACAGGAATTACAATGTATCAAAATCCTAACGATCCTAAAACTTTTATACTTCAAAAATAATATGGCTGAAACAAAAGAATACTACACAGGAGGTCTTCAAGTTGGCTACTATCCTTTTTCATTTCAGGATAATGAATGCTTTAGATTCACTGATATAAATAATAATCAGTCAGAACAAATATTAGTATCTAACTGGTGGCGTGAGCAGCTAAACCTTTATGGTCAAAAAGTAAATTATTATGTAAATAATTTTAGTTTATCAAGTGCAGATGCTCTTTACGGGGAAGAACCGACACAACGATTCTCACCACCTGAGCAAATTTTAATGGCAGTAAACTTAAACGATAATGCTCTTATGTTAAGCAAATACGGCTTACTGGCAGAGGATGAGGTTACAGCGTTTATACACATTAGTGCATTTTATCAGACTTACGGTTGGGGTGCAGAGCCCAAATCTGGTGATGTATTTCAGTTATGGGAATTTGGTAGAACGAGACCAGGTGGTCGTGATGGTAAATTTTTTGAAATAACTGAACGTTTAGATGAAGATGTGTCTACTATTAATTTTTTAGCCGGGCACTACGTATGGTTAATAAAGGCTAAGAGATTTGAGTGGTCATTTGAGCCTGGCCTATCAGGTGACGCGGTGAATCAACAAGTATATGACGATACAAAAAGCTCGTCGGTAACGGGTGCAGAAAAGCCTTATGATTATAGTGTTGATACTGACTCTAAAAATATTTTTGATTATAGTAGAACAGATTATAGCAATGTATATGGTGGATATTATTAATGCTCTTCTATTTCAGGCCGCGGATTGTAGTTAGGTAAAACTTCATTGAGGTGCTTAGCAATAAAAATATCTGCATCTCTACATGAATCAAATGTTGCTACATACTTGTTGCCGTCTGAAGCAAGAAAATAGTATTCAAACCGGTTATCTTTCTTAGATATGTGTATCAGCTGATAGAGAAGTCCAGGCGGCAATATTTTTTCTTTACGTACTATAGGTACACCCGGTCGACCAAGCTGTACCTTTTGTTGAGCTATACCGAAACGGGTTCCGACAATGTAGTGCATGTGTTTTGAATTCCGTTAATATTTAATTCAGCAGTCTTATCCATCTCTTCAATTTCATATTTCATAGATTCATATCTCTCTGCAATATATTTCTGAAAAGCTAAAGGCTTAATCCAGTCGAGATTTTCATTTTTGAGCCTATTACCAAACTGTTTCATTTTCTTTGATACAAGCTCGACACCCTCTAATAAACTTAACCATCGTACATAGGTTTCAAGATCCATATCAATATGAGAACCGTTATGTTTTAGTGAGATATATTTTTCTGATTGTTTCGATTGCATACCCTAGCATTATGTAGGAAATTTCCTCGGCGTCAATAATTTTTTTATCCTTACTAATACTATTTAACAAGATCTGCTGACAATCAAAAAGCTGAGCTATTAAATTGGTAGTATTCTCGAAATTAGATATAACTGATGCCTTAATAGTATCATCAACGTTAGATGTTCTAATCGTCCTTGTAATCGTATCAACATATAAGCTTAATACACCGCGTATAAAGCTTCTGTCCGTTGTTGCTACTTTATAAAATGCTGCACCTTCTTCAAATAATTTTAATTGATCAAGTTTAAGTTTTTGTTTAATCGTAAACAGTAAATCACTTATATCAGGTTTTTGATCCAATATTTTTTTTATGAATGGATCACTTTGTGTGCTAGTTGTAATGTTTTCAATACTTTCAGGTAAGTTCATTTAGTTTGTTATTTAATAATTTTTCAACAGAAGATAAATCAGTATCAGCTATAGGCTCTGTTACTAGTGCAGTTTCAACCGCTACAAAAATTGCTACAGTTCTGTCACATTTTTTACATTTATAGTAGTTGGGTTTATTAAGTCGAATAGGTACAAATTCCTTTGCACTTTGCGAACATGGACATGTAACTTCAACTCCCTGATATGAAAGTTCGCGCAATTTAGCAACCTCAAGTTTTTTAATTTTAAATGCTACAAAAGCATCAACACCATAAAGAAAAGCATTATATAGTGCATATTGTACTATAATACCTAATAATATAGCAATAACAATATTAACACCAATATTTGTCAATGTTATAGCTACACAACCCGTTATAACGATAAAAAGAAGCAATTGCTTTAACAGTGTATTCACTGTTTTAATTTAATTATATAATTAATATTAATCAACTCGTCTTTGCAGTCTCAGTATAAGCTTACTTAAAATATCCGAACAAGCTTTTAAAGCAGTTATAATTAAAATTATTTCTGCACGTGCTTTTTTATCTTCTTGTACGACCGAGTTTTTTAATGTCTGTCTAAACAACACCAATGCATTAGATAAATATGTTACAAGTTCGCCAATTGTCGATACAGCATTAGGTAGTGGGTAAGGAAGAACATTATCAGCTTTGGCTAAATTAGGATTTTGATCCATGTGTTCATCATTTTGCTTAAGTATGTCCTTTAAGCCTATTTTTTGAGTAGCCATATCCCTGCTAGCAATGCCTGATACCCATTTATTATAGTACATAGAGGCATCTTCAAATAAGATACGCTTTTTCATTAAATTATTTATAAGCTGCTATAAATAATTACATGAATTTGTTTAGCAAAAGATTTGCGTATGTCTTAGAAGCGGGCGAAAACGAAGAGCCTCAACCAACACCTGCTTCTGACCGTGAAGCAATGGAACAACAGCTCGATACAGCCCAACCTCAAGATTTCGATGTACAACAACCGGGTAGAGAGCGATTAATGGATCAGCATAGAGCTGGTCAAATAAAACTTTTAGATGAATGGATTGGTCAATTGGATGCTTTCATTGAGTTCTTAAACGGTACATCATCTGAGTCCATTCAATCTAAACTACATGAAGCTCCTTGCGAAACAATATTTCAAGATATAGCTCGTAGTGAAAAGAAAAAAATAGCTCGATTAGCTGCTGAACTCAGCTCTCTTAGTGAGTCTTTTAAAGGTTATAAGATTTCCGCTAACGACTAATACTAGCAAGCTTTAACTTGCCTTTTAGTCCTGTAAAAGTGTTTTTAATAAAAAATTGCGGTTCAATACTATCTCTCTGTGCTGCGATACATAGATCATTAATGTCTTTATATTTTTTTCCTATTTGTTCAGGCCAAATAAATACCGCTTCTTCACTATCTAATAATTTCTGCGTCTTAGCATAGCTTGCACTATCTAGCCACTGACTATCTAATACCCATATTTTTGTATATAAACGAAACCCCGATATTTGATTATCTTGAAGTGTGGTAAAGTTTTTATTACTGTGTTCTTGTATGCCAGCCACGGCTGTCCCGTTTTTTACAAAAAAAGCGTCAATAGGTCCCTCAAAAATAAAAATGTAATCAAGATTAGGTGTTATTTTATTAATGTTGTATAATGACCGTTCGCCATTAATTTTACCAAGATATTTTGGTTTAAACTTTGTGTCTCTTTCATATATTGCACGCGACTGATAAAATATAATTTCATCGTTTATATCATGGAAGGGTATAATTATTCTATTTTTATGAATCTTATCCGTCAGTGAGAGCCATAATGCATTGGGTCTGTTGATAGCTGTATCAAGACGTCTTTTTTTAAGAAACTCAATAGCGTCCCTTACTACAGAGTTGTCTTTATAAAAGTTTACCTGATTACTATCAAGCAGATTAATACAGTCAAGAGGTAGGCTAGGTTGCTTTACTATAGTTACTTCTTGTTGTTCTTTTGCTATATCTAAAGGAAGTATGTCGTAGCTTTTAGTTTCCTTTTGAATTTCTTCATAGGTCATTCCCGATGTTTGTTTAATCCAATTTAAGGGAGACCCAAACCACCCGCAGTTATGACAACAAATTACATTATCCTTAACAATATAATAGCATCTTCTTTTTTTGCCCCAAGATTTGCCTTCGCGGCATATAGGGCAACTAGCTTCGTACACCTGAGTGAGTCGTTTATACTTAGGAAAACCTGCATATTGATAAAACTTTTGAATAATGTAATCTTGAGGAAGAATCACATATATAGTATATTTTAAAAAAAATATTTTACAAGAGGTTATTTACTCTCTATATCACGCACAGAGACAACACCTTTACGGATAAAGGCTCCAGATGCAGGGTCGTAATACTCTGCTTCGGTAATTTCCTTGCCTTCTCTGACGTATGTTTTAATTTTTGGTCGTACAGGCTGTCCGCTAATAGGTGAAGTTATAATTTTTGGTTGAATAATATCCATAACTTTATTTATAGTGCCACATTATTGTCATCAACGTTTTTAGCATATTGTGCAGTACACACCTTAAAGACGGGGTTAGGTATTTTTCTCACTACTTCTACAATTTTTTCTCTTATACCGAAGTCAAATTTATCCATTGGAATAGCTCTATTTTTCATTAGGGGTAAAGAAAGAAAAACATAATCTGTATTGTCTTTTTTGATGTAAACTAACAGCTCACCCAAAAAGCGGCCTGCAGTTACAGCGTATATGAAGCGTCTTTTTGGGTGGTTAAATAATTTTTTAATCGTTTTCAGGAAAATCATTTCTTAAAAGAGCGTGTTGAAAAAACTTATTTACGAGAGTGGCGAGTGAATCGGCTTGCTGCTGGTTGTGTGCACAAATAAATTGAACTGGTATACCGTCCATAGTATAACCTAAAATAATAAAGCTGTTTAAAAATTCTTGAACAACATGAATTAAGGCCTCAGTGTTTTTACGTGAATTGTTTCTCTCATCAATTTGATCTTTTAAAAATGATGCCAGTGCACTACGCAGAACATCTTTAATGTCCTCATCAATAGGCAACAACTGCTCATTAAGCGGTTGTTTGCTGCTTTTCTTCGATGGTTTTTTGTCCTTCATCATTATTATTTAGTCGATTTGTTACATACCTGTTCCGGCCTGTGTAGTGACTATTATTGCTAACACCATGCGAAATAAGATAATCAACAATTACCTCAATACTATTAGTGTTAATAAACATATTCTTAGGCATATTGAAACCACCATCGTTTATTTCAAAACTTACATCACCGTATTCGTTTTTGTTGTTATAACATGTAATCATAACAGATCTTTCACTTGGATTAACCATTACAGTCCATCGTCTAGGATCTTGCTTCCCATATACTGCAAATAGTTTAAGAACAATAAACCCATTGTCACGTAAACGCTTTACGAAATAACCTGGAGTTTTTAATTTATTACGGCTTGTTGATGTATGCATGTTAGTTTGCTAAAGCAGATACTATAAACGTTATTTCCGTGGTACCTGTTGTCATATTGAATATGAATACTCCAGTATCAGCGGCTAATTTACCTTTTAGTGTATCAAACTTTATAGAAGAAATTATTCTAAATATTTCAAAATTCAACGGTATACTATTAGGTATAGGTACCCCCGAATAATCTTCGGAAATTTTTAGTCCGTATGAGTCAACATTAGCTCGCGCTTTATCTGTTAGTTCACCATAAACAACACTCTCTCTGAAACCTACATATATTTTGTTAGTATCGGTAGCAATAGTGCTACCTTTAATTAGGGATAAAATAGTAGCTTGTTTTAAAGAAAAAGTACCGTTAAAGTTTAACTGCTCTAATTTTGCTAAATTTAATTTAGGTACAGAAATGATACTATCATCATACAGATGGTACTTGAATCTTACACTTTCAGAAGTATAGCTAATGCTGTTTGTATCGACTGTAAACACTATACTCTGTTCATCGATACACTGTAATATGCGGCAGAGTTTTTTAATATCCGGTATGTTTAATTTTTTAGCTAATTCATTAGCACTCTCTGTATAGATGGCATTTACAATAACAGTATTATCCTGTGTAGCAATTAAGGCCTGTATTTTATCCTTATTAATATCAAGGACAACACTGTCTGATACTTTGCTTATAGGTATAAGAAAATTATTTAAAAAACTATCTTTATTAGATACTTTAAGAGTCATACGACCATAATAATCTCTTAGCTAGAGTAATCAAGCTTCTGCTTGAGCCTTTTTTTTATTAAGACGAGAGATATCTTGAGAAAGTGCATCGATTTTTTCCTCAATGCGCTTCATCATAAAAACCAAATCAGAAAGCTTATAATCAACATTTTTTGAAATAGTTTGAATGGTCTCTACAATGGAAGGTGTTTTGTTTAAATCATTAACAAAATTAAACAGTAGCTGATTTGGATCGTCAGCGGGTGCTGTCTGCTCGGGCTGTAGCACTACCTGTTGTTGTGCTTGCACTGGTGTTATGTCAATTTGTGGTAATGGCTGAGGCTGAGGCGGTCTGGTCGGTGCTTGCGGGGTTGGAATAGATTTAAGAATAGCTTCAGGCTGAAGAGTAAGCCCTTGAAGAGTGTTGCTTTTAGTTAATAAGCTTGAATCTAGCTGTTTAAGCTCTCCAATATTCTCACCCATAAATTGAATGAGAGCGTTTTTTATTTCATGCGATTCTAACGCTCGAAATGTTTGATCACTCATGATTCAAGACCCTTGAGAAGACTTTCAATTGAATCATCAACAAGTTCAGTGACTGGCTTTTCTTTAGGTAATGATTTTTCTTGAGTTACGGTCTCAAGCTTGTCAATAGCAGGTTTGCTATTAGCAATAACAGGTGTATCGTTTTCTGGCTCATCAGCTTTGCAGTGATAATGTACATCCATTATTTCCTTAATTTCCTCTAAACTACGCGATGTAACATATGTTTCAAGATCGTGAATACTTTCGTAAATTTTCTTATATTCGTCGGGCTCTAGGCCTTCAATCTCGCGAGGCGAAACAAATTTCGAAGAAACATACGTCGGGTATTCTCCCTGGCGTTCTACTTTAATGCGAAAGCTGCAACCCTTGGGAGACAAATCAAAAATACGCGGTCCAAACTCTTCTGAATCCTCGCCATTAATAGCATCCATAATAATTTTATGTAATTGTCTACCAAAACGTAAGACCTTAATCTGTCCATTGTTATCAGGGTTAACGGGGTCACTGACAACATATATGTTCACCATCCAATTTTCTCTGCGGGTTAAAGCAACAGCTTTTTTCTTCTCTTCTTCGGTCCCAGTACGAAGAATGCGATACCGCTCTTCCGCAATAGGATCACGTTGATCCCATGTAGCAGGGCTAACAACAGAAATAAACTGTCCATTTGAAAAGCTGTTCCAGCCATAGCTGTATGAGTGGAAAAAGGTTTTAGCCGGGTCTTTAATATTAGGCAACAGGCGGACGGTATAGGTGTTGCCTGGTTCAGTTTTTAGAAAATCCTTATACTTAGGAGGAGTATTTTCGTTTTGCTTTGTTAGTGCTGATTTAATGCTTTCAAACATATTAGAGTTAAACGCGGTTGTATTCATAGATTAATTATTCTCCATAATATATAATGCCACTTCGGAAATCAACTTACTTTTTAAGATTTTCATTAATTTTAAGTAATCCTTGGGTTATGAGTGAAAAAGCTTTTTTAGAAGAGAGTAATTTGTTTTTATTTGTCTGCACCCTATTATATGTCTCTTCACCAAGGATGAATTTTGTCAACTCCGCATCTATTTTACTAAATTCTTTAATAAAATTCTTTAAACCGAGCAGTGTGTATAAATTAACTTTATGTTCCTTTAAGTGCACGAGAAAACAGGGTAGTTTGTCTTCCTGGTAAGTAAGATATTGATCTAAAGTTATATGTTTATTTTGACAAAAGCTTTGCAAATATTTTAACGATTCAACAATATTGTTAATTTGCTGTAAGCTATCGGGGTCTTCGTATAACAGGCTATTTTGATAGAGGGAATAAGCTTTTGTAGCCTTAAGCGTTGTATAATAAGTAATATCAAAAAAATCTTCGTCCTTATATATTTTGTAAGGAGCTAAAATAAAATCCTCTAGTTTAATATGTTCAAATTTTTGGAGAAACAAAGAAATCTTTTTAAGAGCAGCTTTTGTTTTATCACTAACATTGCCAAAGTCTTTCCTATACTTGAACGGTAAATTTTTGTGTTGTCTAGAAATTTTTAAGTGTGTATTGTAAATATGTTCTTCAAATTTTGACAACTGTAAGATATCAGGCATTCCTATATTATAATTTTCTTTTTTGAATTATTCAAGAACTTCATTACATATTTACTTTTATGCAAACTTGGGTCAAATTGCAAAAATGCTTGTACAACAGCATAGTCACTAGAAATATCACAGTACAATTTAAAAAAAGATCTTAGTTCTCTATCCTGTAGTAACAATAAAAATATGTTCGCCAAGTTTAACTTTTTAGTATGTGTTAATGTAGCAAAAGAACAAAAAGATAAAAATAAGTGCATTGATTCGTATTCTAGTAATGTATTGCTATGTTTTGGTATCATCGGATCACTAATATATAGTTAACCCGCTTTTTTAATCCATCTTTTACTGTGATAATGAAGCTAATAGCCCGGCAGAGGATGAGCTGGCCTCGGTGTCATTAGTGTGTTCATCTTCGGTGATTGTCAGTGTACTGTAATCAATTCTCATAACACAGTTACCGAAATTTGGTCCGAATCGGTTTTTCATCGTACCCATTCTTATTACTCCTAACTCTCTATCTTGGTCTTCTTGCCATATACTAAAAATTGCATCAGCTGTCATACCCAAACCCATACTTTCAGATAGAGTATTTAGACCTGGGTCCGATATTGCATATCCTGAACGATTTAATTGAGTTGCAGAAATAATAGGACAATTAAATGCATAGCTTAGTGCTCTCAACTGCTCCGTTACATCTTTAACTCTTTCATAGCTATTAGTACCTTGCTTAGAATTTAGCAGATTGACATAGTCAACTACAATTGCATCAAACTTAAATCCTTGATGCACGAGCTTTTGGATAAAAGATTTTAAAAATAGAGGTGTAATAGTTGACGGTGGAAACTCTTTAATAAGAATACATGCCTCAGGTATTGAGCTAGCATGTTCTTTTAGCTGTTGCTGTAGAGTATTGCTTTCTGAACGTAATCTACTGAGAGGTATTTTTGTAATGCTTGAACTAAGTCGCTGTGCATAGATCAACTCGGGCATCTCTAACGTTACTAGTAAGACACTTTTTCCTTGATTAGCGATATTTACCGCAATATTTCCAAGAAAAATACTCTTACCGATATTTGTCTCACCAGTAAAAATATAAAGAGAGCGACCTGATTCTAAAAACCCACCTCCAAGTTTTTCATCTAACCATGCCCAATTTGATGGGATATGTTTTACCTCAGAATTAATACTGTCTATAACTTTATCAACATCTTCAAGTAAATTTAAACCACTTTCTGTGACAAGAGATATATTACATGCTTGATCAAATTTACTCAATATTTCAGAGGTGTTAACACCGCTTTTGGCAATGTTATCTACTACATCCTCCATTGTATGGAAGACGGCTTTTTCTTTCAAAAACCTCTCTGTATTCGAATAAAGCTCATCTTTATTGAAGTTTTTATCAATTTCAGAAAAATCGTTTACTACACGTTTGAGTGAGTCTTTTAATTCATCAGTAGTGAGGCGTGCAGCTATTTCTGTTTTTGTAGGTACTGTTCCACGCTCCTCAAAAAACTGCTTTATAATTCCAAAAATAGCTTTAATGTCCTTATTTTTAAAAAATCTCGGATTTAAAAAAGGTGTTACAGATGCTAGATATGTTTCGTCAGTTAACGACTTATATACAATAATTTTTTCAAAAAAATCTAAATTAAGATCAGACATGTACTACAATTTTATATTGTTCAGCTTTTAATTCAATATGAATTATACTCTTTCATGAAAATAGATTGGCTTTCTACAAAAACTGGGTCATTTATTGATCTAAGTCCAGGAGATTTATGATAAAGTAAAATTGGCCAAACTCCTACTTTCATCTTAAGTTTATTAGCATCCAGACAGCTAGCAATATCATAGTGATGGAAGGTAAATTTCTCGTTAAATCTCCAACCTGTTTGTTTTATTTTTTTTGTACTGACAGACAAAAATACGCCATCTGCAATAGCGACCCTTGATGGTGATACACCAAAATTAGTTATTGATATAGTTTGATCATTGACATAGTGACCTGCAAAACCGCGTAGGTTTGGTCCAAATCCTCCACACATTATATGCCATAAGGCGGGCTCTTTTATAGAGGGGTTTATACCGCCCGCTACACCGACTATATCAAAATGTTTATGTGCTGTAATAATCTTCTGTCTTATTTTACCGTCATCAAGAAAAACATCATCATGTATAAAAACTATAAATTCATAATCATCAATATATTGATCAATAAATTCATTGTATCTCTTACTTAAACCTTCCGTATTGTTACAGAAGAAATGAACATAATCAAAAACTGAATACATATCATCACTTTCGGTAAGCTGTGAAATACTTTTATGCAAAAGTGTTTCAGCGTCATTACTTGCTTTAGTACAGGAAACAAGAGCTATTGTATTCATAATACGAAAAATGGTGAATTAGGCTCAAATCCACCCACAGTAGTAAGCCCCTCATTTGTCATTTGATATATAATACCTTCTTTTAGAGGAATATACTTTTTGTATGGTAGTGATGAAAAATCGTTTGTTAGAATATCGGCATAAAGAGTACTGCCCGATCTCGCTAGATAGGTAGTGTTACTCAGAGCATGGTGTATCCATAAACCAAAGGTACCTTCAAGCTGACTTAACACATCTCCTATTACTTTCACTTCTTTCTTATTTTTTTTGGAATGCTCATGAAGTAGTGCAGGAATTACAGAACTATCTACCTTATTAAAATCTTTAGGGTTTTTAATTTTTTTCTTTAAGATTTCGTGATTAGATATAACACCATTATGTGCAACAAACCAGTTTCCACATCTAAAAGGATGTGATGTGTCAATATCAAATTTGCGTTGTGAGCTTGTAGGCGCTTGAGTATGGCCAAGAAATAGATCCATATCTTTTAACAAAAAAGACATATCATCGTATAATAAAGCGTCATTATTTTTTAATTTTACTGTTCCCTCGGCTTTTGCAGTAACAAGAAACTGGCCCTCTGTACTGTGAAAGAGATAAAGACCACCGTAAGCAAAATTACCACGCACTTTACCTAAATCATATAATTTCTTATATGTCTGAAGTTTTTTTGATCCAAAAATAGCACAAATACTCGTTAACCTCCCAGGAATATATTAATATATATAATAAATAATTCAAGATGAACAGAGATAATAAATTACTATTCGAAGCATACCAAAACAAAGTTTTATTAAATGAGCTTGATTTAGGTGCTGATTATGCAGCAGCGGGCCCCGAAATTAAAAAGCGCCTACGAGAAAGAGAAGCAGGAGGTAAAGATACCTACCTATTTAAAATTCTTAAAGATGCCCTTGGTAAAAGTTCAGATGAAGTAGCTGAAATTTTATCAAAGCCGCTTTATGATATCTTGTTCCCAGGTGGCAAATTTGCCGCGGGTGGTGATCAAAAAACCCAATTGAACAAATTACAAAATTCTATTGCTGCTAATTTACCTAAAGTTGTAGAGCAGTTGCAACAAAGCGAGGAATATGGTGAAAAGCTGCAAAACGTTAAAGGGTTGATGTCAACAGCAAAACACGGATACACTGCAAGAATTTTGAGAGACTTTTTAACAAATACCTTAAACTTTATTGAAGGAGAAACTGATGGTAATGAAGTACCGACAGAACAAGAAGTACAAACAGCGGTAGCAAAAGCAGCTAAAAAGACAGCTGTAGAAGCGATGCCTGAAGGTGAGGCTCCGGCTGCTACTACAGCAGCGCCAGATGCATCGCAGGATCCAGCAACGACAAGAATTACTAATTGGGCTTTTGATGAAATAGATCCGATTGCCGGTGCACCCGAACAGGACGTTATAAGCTCAATTCAAAGAAAAATTATGTCAAGTGGTGGTCTTGGTATGGAGGAAAAAAGTATTGTTAGCAAAATTAAAGCGGTTATTAATATTTTAGTAAGCTCCAAAGTTTTAGACAGAAAAGCTGGTAAGCTTGTTTTTGGAAGCAATTTTGAAAAATTTGAGGATGCTTCTGATGATACAAGTAATATCGGTAAAGATCCTTTAACTATAGCTCAAGAATTAGGTTTTATGGGATCTTCGGAACAACAAAGATATCAAAGAGGCTCTGATTATTGGTCTGTACAGCCCGATTAATTAATGAAAAATCAACAAGAGTACAAAGACTTATCTCTTCTTTATGAGTCAATTTATGAAGAAGGTATTCTTTCACGTGCTGGCGCAAGAGTGGCAGGCGCAAAGGCAGCAACCGGTCAATATTTTAAAAATATCGGTAGCACTGTAATGGGCAAAGCAGCTCCTACTGGGGCAGGTCAAGCTGCAGCAGCCGCAAAAACACAATACGCTTTTCAAGCAGCTGCTAAAAATTTATTAAATGATTTACAAAAACTCGGTCTTCTTCCAAAAGGTCAGATACCTGCACAGGCACAAAATCAAATACAAAATGTACTAAATGATATGGTACAAAACTTGCAGCAACAACAGCCAGCATCCCAGCAGCAAAAATCTCAACAACAAACAGCACAACCGGAGCCTATTGCTGCCCCAGAGCCTGCTACAGTTCCTCAGCAAGAGCCAACACCTAAACTGCCCCAGCAACAACCTGAACCTGCTGCAGCACCTAACCCAAAAAGAAAGAGAACAAAGAAGGCTAAACCTGTAACGGATGATAAAGGGTTTAAGCAAGTGAGTTCTTCAAAAATTCGAAAAACTTATAGTCAATCAGATGAAGAGCTAGCTCCTATGCCAAGTTCTTTTGAATATTTTGGTAGCTAAATATACTTTTCCCAGGGTATATCTTTAGAATAACAAATTGGATCCTTTACTTTTGCGTCAATAAACCCTTTTATGCGCAAAGCACATGCTGTACACTCACCACAAGCCTTTTCACCGCCTTCATAACAAGTCCAAGTATCAGCATAATCAACACCCAAGCTTAAGCCAAATTTAATTATTTCACCTTTTGACATTGTTAATAGAGGTGCCTTAATAGCAACTCTATTTCTACGATTCAAAGCTGTTACTTTGTTAATTTCATCCAAGAATTCTGGACTACCATCCCAATAACCTGCAACACTATCTGCCTGCGCGGCTCCATGGTAAACTGTGGATGCACCTACAGTTTCAGCATAGGCACATGCAATACTAAGAAGCATCATATTACGAAAGGGTACGTAGTTTACAGTTTGAGGATCGCCCATTACATCTTTTGCTTTAGCTACATCTATGTCGTTGTTTGTAAGAGAACTGGTTGAAGCGATGTCCTTAAAAAAGGATATATCAATTAACTTATGGTCATTAACTTTAGCTTTTTGTGCAGTTAATTGAGCAATAGTTAATTCTTTCTTATGCTTTTGTCCATAAAAAAATGAAAGGGTATATACTTCATCATACATTTGTTTTACATGATAGAGGATAGTGGTACTATCCATTCCACCGCTAAAAGGTACTACAGCCTTTGTTTTATTCATTACCTTCCTCCGTCATCTCTTCAGAATTTTTATATTTGTAATCAGTAATAAGTCTCTCATCTAAAGCGGGTATTAAAAAGTCTTCAAAAAAGCTTACATCTTTAACAAAGTTTTTAGCGTAACCTAATTTATCACCTTTTTTATACTTACCACTATCCATACCGATAACATATGTAGATCCTGTTTGCTCTATTATGCCTCGTGCTGTTGCCATCTGGAGCAACCCACTATACTTGTTCAAGCCAGAAGTAAAAGATAGATACATTTCTGCTTCTAAAAATGGAGGAATAAATCTATTTTTTACGGTCAGTGCACGTAGCGTGGTTCCCGAGTACTTATTTGCTTCCGCAAGCTTACTTGTATTAACGTTACCAGAATCACCTTCACCTTCCTTTTCATTACGCTTAGCTAATTGAACGAGAATACTAGCCATATATGTAGGACCTGATCCACCGGCTTGATTCTTTACAAGAGAGGGGAACATTGCACCGGGGTCAGCATATGTATGATTAGTAAACAGAATTGTAACACCGGCCCTACCTGCTTTATATGTTAGGGCACGCAACATACTCTTTAATGATTTGGCGCGAAGACCCATATCTGCAGCTGACTTATCCTTAGCAATATCATCAATTTCTTTTTGAGCTGCTAAGTTGCCAAGACTATCAATGCTAATAATAAACTTACCTTCCTGCTTTGCCTCAATAACGCTATCAGGAAAAGCTGCTA